TAATTCAGGTGTCACTGGTGTTACTATCCAGAACAACTCTGGCGCATACATCGCTGGAGGAGGTGGTGGGGGTAACGCTGGCGGTTGGGCTGGCTCTGGCGGTGGTGCTGGTGGTGCTGCTGGTGGTGGTCCTAATGGCAGCGGTGCTGGTACTGGCGGTGCTGGCGGTACATTGAATGCTACAGGATCAAATGGTGGTTATGGAGCCAGTGGTCAAGGCGGCTTCGGTGGTGGTGCTGGGGGTGGTGGCGGCTCTTATGATGCATCTGGACCCGGTACCTACGGTGGTGGTGGAGGCGGTGGAGGCCGCATCCTTCCCGGTACTGGTGGCTCTGGTGGTGGTCCATCTCCTTATGGTTACGCTGGTGGTCCAGGTGGCTCTGCTGGTAATTCAGGTAGTAGCGGTTCAGCACCGGGCGGCGGTGGTTGGGGTGCTGCTGGCGGTGGTGGTAGTTACGCTGGTGGTAAAGCGATTGATGATAGCGGAGTATCATACACGTTAACAAATAATGGCACAATCTATGGGGCAACTTAATGGCATATGCGTATATTTATAAAGGTGTAACATATACCACTGAGGCAGAAGCGCAAGACGCAGCGGCACAAGAAAAGGTATTATTAGAGAACAACCCTAATAACTGGATAGGCGTTAAAGAAATAACAGGCAGTGACGAAACTGGATGGGTTATTCATCCCACGCTACTTACTGATGAACAAATTAATAATATAGATAGTACCAAAACATATTTAGCCTATTCTGTAGCGGGGAATGATAATGTGTTTCCTCTAACGGCTGCAGAGGTTTCTGAAAAATCACTTGAGTTTAGAACTCATTATGCGTATAATTCAAATGTTAACACCATTCTAAAAATAGAATTAGACGCTGATGATGCAAGCAGATGGAAACCAGTTTCAACTATAACAGCTACAGCAGATTTATCGTCTTACTTACCTTAAAGGAAATATAGTGAATAGACAAAACTGGCGTGTGTGGCCTAATGCTGTTGATACAGACTCAATTATAGAAATTGCTAAAGATTACCCCTTACATCAGGCTACCACTTTTGATGGTACTAATTTAGATGTTAGGCGTAGTCAAGTAAGATGGTTAACTGATAGAGATGATATACGTAACCTTTTAATACCTTTCATTAGTGAAGCTGCTGGTATTATGGGTATAGACGTACAAGACCTAGCAGAGATTCAATATACAGAATACTATGCATCAGAGGGTGGAAAGTATGATTGGCATGTTGATACTGATTGGTGTGATGCACGTGGTTATTTAGATAGAAAGTTAAGTATCACGGTACAACTATCAGACCCATCTGAATATGAGGGTGGTGATTTTGAGTTTTTAGAAGTAGAGCAGATACCACCTTGGGGTAAAAATAAAGGTAGTGTCTTGGTGTTCCCATCTTATTTAAGTCACAGGGTTTCACCAGTAACATCTGGAGTAAGGCGATCCCTAGTTGCTTGGTTCTCTGGTCCAAAATGGCGATAATTAATTATAGGTGATGTATGCTAGGTTTTAGCTCATTCTCAGAGACACCTTTTGCACAAGCTACTACTGTAGTAGCCGCATTAGGTTATCTAGCTACGACATCAGCGCAACTTGCAGCAGGTACTTTAATATCTAATGGTCAAGCTGGACCAATATTACCTGCTGCTACTGCTACCTTTACAGCTAATGCTTTTGGTGATGTGGACGCACAAGCTACAACAGAGCTAATAAATGCCCTAGCTTCATTTAACATAGCTACCCTAGCTGATATAGATGCTCAAGCTAGTACAACTATACCAGCAGCTACAGCTAGTTTTACTGCAGTAGCATTTGATGATGTAGATGCACAGGCTAGTACTATTTTATCAGGTGCAACATCTACTTTTGCTGCATCAGCACTTGACTTTGATGCACAGGCAAGTATAACTACTTCTAATGTAGTTGCTTCTTCTAGCATTAGTGACTTTACTTCTGTAACAGGTAAAGCTAATATTACACCAAGTGGTGCTACAGCTACCTTTGCATTAGACATAGACTTTGACGCTAAAGCAAACACAAGCATAGGCGGCTCTGTTACAGCTACACTTACTGCTGAAGACTTTGCAGATGTAGATGCTCAAGCAAGTGGCTTCTTATCTACTACTGCAGCATTCCTCTCTATCTATATCACAGACTTTGCAGACGAGGATGCACAAGCTAGAGCATTCATGCCAGTGGCAGCGTCTAGCATTACAGCAAGTGACTTCGGTGACGTAGACGCTAAAGCTAATACAGACATTGGTGGCTCTGTAACAGCAGCACTAGCAGTATCAGCATTCGATGATGTAGATGCTAAAGCCAATACAACACCCAGCGCAGTAACGGCTACAATAGCTAACGCAGCGTTTGACGATGTAGACGCACAGGCAACAGTAGTACCACCATCAGCAGTACTATCACAAGCTGTTAACCTAGATGACCCTATTGCTGTAAGATTTGATTTTGAGCCGTTTGCGGATCAGTATAACAGATATAGAGTAAGCTACGTTTTAGGTTATGAAAACAACACAACTGTGTATGTGAATAAAGACGATACAAACTATACTGTTTACATTACATCATAAGGATAAGACATGGCACTAAAATGGCCTAATAAAGACCCAGACGAGATGCTGGACTATAGCGTAGATTGGTCACGTTTTTTAGAAACTGAGACTATCTCTGCTGTGACATGGTACGTATATGATGAAAATGACGTAAAGCAAGAGCTATCTGATGCGCGGGTTGTAAACGGTTTGCAATTTGTATCTGGCACAGTATCGGGGCAAGTGGCGACTGCACGTTTTGGTTTAGGTACAAATAATGTACGTTATACTGTGGTATGTCGTGTAACTACTGGTGGAGGGTTACGATATGAGCGTTCCATCTTCCTACGTGTTAAGGAGAAGTAACACATGGCATATAATTATATTTCTTTAGTTAACGACATTAACCGCAGACTTAATGAAGTAGAGCTTACTACGTCTAACTTTTCTACAGCCACAGGCTATTATAGCTTTGCTAAAGATGCTGTCAACAGCTCTATTAGGCATATAAATCAAGAAGAATTTGAATGGCCTTGGAATCATGGGGAAGAAGAAGAGATTCTTGTACCCGGCGTATCACGATATGGTTTTCCATATGACGCTAAGACTATTAATATGAATACTTTTCGTATTAAACGTGATGATGCTTTAGGTGTAGGTACACATAAACTAAAAGTTTTATCTTATGAAGAGTTTTTAGAAAAGTATGCTGACTCTGAATATAATACTGGTACAGACAATCGTTCTACTCCTACACACGTAGCACGTACACCAAGCCGTGAACTTATACTATATCCTAACCCAGACAAAGCTTATGAGCTAGTCTATGAATACTTTCGTTTAGGCTATGAGTTAGAATTACATGATGATGTACCTAGCTTACCAGAGCAGTATCGTTATGTTATTGTAGATGGGGCAATGTATTATGTTTATCAATTCCGTGGTGACATGCAAGCAGCGCAACTATCTTTAAATAAATTTGAACAAGGTATTAAACAACTTCGTAGCATTCATATTAATCGCACAGATTACGTGCGTGATACAAGAGTACATTACTAATGGCTACACAGTGGCAGACATTTCCTATTGAGTTTCGTGGTGGGTTGATTTCAAATCTATCATCACTACAGCATGGTACTAATGCTGTTGGCTCTGCTACAATATTACAGAACTTTGAACCAAACAAAGAAGGTGGCTACTCTAAACTAAAAGGCTATGAAAAGTTTAGTGATACAGAGGTTACAGGCTCTGGCCCTGTTCTCGCATTAAAAGTTATATCTTCTGGTCGTATGATAGTAGCACGTAAGAATGCTACAAATTATACAGAGTACTACTACGGTACAGGTACAACATGGACTAGTATGGCTACTAGTGCTAGTACCAATGGTGGCAAAGCACGTCACGCAGAGTATAACCTAGATGGTGATGACAAGGTAGTATTTGTGGATGGTACTAACTATCCTGCTATTTATAATACTTCTGGTAATACTATGACATTCATGACATCTGCTGATAGTACAGATGTTAGTGGCGCAGAGAATGTAGCTATATTTAAGAACACAGCGTTTTATGCTAAAGGCAATAATATATTCTTTACTGCACCTTTTAGTGTAGATGACTTTAGTGTAGCTAATGGTGCAGGTAGCATCAATGTAGGCCAAGATATAACAGGATTAGTAGTCTTTCGTGATCAGCTAATTATTTTTACTACTAGAAGCATTAAAAAACTTACTGGCAATACCACATCAGACTTTCAAGTTTCACCTATTACAGATCGTATTGGTTGTATCAATGGGGATACTATTCAAGAAGTCGGTGGTGATATTATGTATCTCGCACCTGATGGTATCAGATTGCTGAGTGCTACTGACCGTATTGGCGACTTTGGTTTGGATATTGCGTCAGATACCATTGCTAAAGATGCTAATACATTTTTAAATTCATCGTCTACTTTTAGCTCTGTACTACTACGTGAAAAAGCTCAATACCGTATCTTTGCCTACGTATCGTCAGAACAGCAGAGTGCTGCTAAAGGTCTTATAGCTACCAAGTTTGTATCTCAGGGTGCTTCTGGTATTTCATGGGCTACCACTAAAGGCATCAAAGCATATGTAGCTGATAGTCGCTATTCAGGTGACCAAGAGACTATAGCGTTTGCTAATGAAGATGGTTACATTTATGAAATGAAT